AAGAAGAGCGAGTAGCCTTTGAGGACATCCTCGAAGGCTTTAACGACGCTCTAGTGCTGTCGCGCAACGTCTCGATCTACAACACAGACCAGACGATGATGGAGCGCACCAACAACGTCATCTGGCGACCGATGCCCTATATTTCCCAGTCCTTTGGTGGCTCGTTCACCCTGGACATGACTGGTAACTTTAGGGACTACACCCAGCTGTCCGTTCCCTCAACCATCGGATTCAACCGTTCGGTTCCCTGGATCATGTCTGCTGTCGAGCTGCGTGACTCGCTCCAAGAGAATCGTCTCGGTGAGTCTGCCAAGCAGAAGCTTGCCTCTGACATCAACATCCAGATTATGAACGTGGCCGCGGCCCAAGGCACCCTTGTGGTTCCCCGTGCTGGCGACGCGACTGGTTTTGATGACATTGCCGAGTGCGATGCAATCATGAACGAGCAGGGCGTTCAGATGTTTGACCGCTATGCCGCGCTCTCCAGCCGCAACTACAACCAGATGGCAGGCAACATTGCCAACGGTGTTGCGACCATCGGCGCACGTTCCTTCCAGGGCGACAAGTCCAACACCGCTTACGAGCGTGCATTCGTTGGAAACATCGCCAACTTCATGACCTACAAGATGGACTATGCCAACCGCATCGCTGTCGCGGCTGGTGCTAACGACGAGATCAACACGACTCTGGCTGGCGGTAACATTTATGTTCCCCAGGCAACGTCCGTGGCCGCAACTGGTGAAGTCTCCAACGTCGATAACCGTTTCCAGACCGTGACCGTTACGGACACGACTGGCGTGGTTGCTGGCGACTGCTTCACCATTGAGGGTGTCGAGGCTGTTCATCACATCACCAAACAAGGTACTGGCGAACCCAAGACCTTCCGCGTGACTCAGGTTGTGAACGGTACGACTCTGGTTATCTCCCCCCCGATCATTTCTGGCCAGGGTGGCGATGCTGCCGAGCAGTATCAGAACGTGATCGTGACTCCCAACGCTGCCGCTGACATCACCTACATCAACACGGGTGCTTCGGCGATCAACCCCTTCTGGCAAAAAGATGCTCTGGAAATCCTTCCTGGCCGCTTTGCAATTCCTTCGGACTCTGGTGCCGCCATCATGCGTGGCAGCACGGACCAGGGCATCGAGCTGGTCATGCAGAAGTTCTATGACATCAACACTATGAAGATCAAGTATCGTCTCGATACCCTGTTCGGAGTGGTGAACAAGCAGCCTGAGATGTCGGGAATCCTCCTGTTCAACCAGCCCTAATTGATAGGGGGGCTTCGGCCCCCCGCTCATTCGAAAGGAACTAAAAATGTCTCAAATCGTTTATTCCCAGGGTGACGCTACCGTCGCCGTAGGCGCTGGTGAGAGCATCGCTGTCGCCTCCATTGCCGAAGCTCAGGTGTTCGAGCTTGTCGGTTTTCCTAACTACCCCGTTCAGCAAGACCTCCTTGGCCTGCCTTCGAACAATGAAATCGTTGTCTACGGTCCTTTTACCAATGCCGCAACGATTCAGATTCAAGCTGGTGCCACTGTGGTCCTGTACAACGTGGGAACTGCTCCTAGCATCCCCGAGCTGATTGGTGTGCGCTCTGGCGTTTCGGCCAATGCCCTGAACACGACTGCCGCTGCAACTTCGGCTGCGATGATCGCTGGCATTACCGATGGCCTGATTACCACGACCACTGCCGCCGCTGTGACCCTCCAGTTGCCCACGGGCGCTGCGATGGATGCCGCGATGGAGCTGGCCGTTGGTGATTCGTTCACCTGGACCGTGGTCAACACTGGCCCCGACACTGCTACCGTGACCAACGCTGGATCTGGTCATAACATCAACGGTGATGGCGCTGTGGTAACTGCAACCTCTGGGTCATTCCTGACCGTCAAGACCGCTGCTGATACGTTTGCAAGCTATCGGATGTAAACCCCAGGCCCGGACTAATCCTCCGGGCCGCTTTTTAAGGAGTCTGTGATGCTGATCTACCCAAGCAAGCCTCAGCCCATGAAGAAGCCAAAACCCCCCAAGAAGAGGAAATAATCATGCCGCTCAAGAAGGGTTACTCGCGCACCTCGATTGGTGAGAACATCAAGATGGAAGAGAAGGCTGGACGGCCCAAGAAGCAGGCGGTGGCAATCGCTCTGAACGTGGCACGGAAAGCTGCAATGGAAGCTGGCAAGCCCAGCAAAGCGCCTGCCAAGAAGATGGCAAGCAAGAAGGCATCGAGCAAAAGGAAGATGGCATGAAGATGATGAAAGCCCCGGCAAAGAAAGCCCCAGCAAAGAAAGCCGCCTCAAAGTCAAACGGTAACGCTGTCGCCAAGTACGTCAAGATGGAAATGAAGGACGAGCGCGAGGACATGGCCGAAGAGAAAAAGTACCGCGCAATGTCGGACATGGACACCGTGATGAGAGCGCAAGAGATCATGGCAGACCGCTCACGCATGGCGATGGTCAAGAAGCTGGCCGCAAAGCAGGCTGCAATGGCTAACAAGATCGCAAGCAAATGAAAAAGCCCCCAGGTCTTTACGCAAACATTCAGGCCAAACGCAAGCGCATTGAGCGCCAGAAAGCTGCTGGTGAAACACCAGAGCGGATGAGGAAGCCTGGCTCCAAGGGTGCGCCAACGGCAAAGGCGTTCAAAGAATCTGCAAAAACGGCAAAGAAAAAATGATTCAATTCCCGACATTCGTTTACAAAGCAGGCGGTGGCCCAGGGCTGTACAAGCGCAAGCGGTATCAGTACCGCGCAGTTGAAGACGAAGCCGAGCGCCAGCTGATGCTCAAAGAGGGCTGGCTGGCCACAAGAGATGAGGCTTGCGGATTCGCTGCACCTAAAGCTGTTGAAGTCAAAGAATTGGTCGAAGAAGTGGTTGGAGAGCTGGTGGAGGATGACACGCCACCCACTCGAGCAGAACTCGAGCAGATGGCAAAGGATCTGGACATCAAGTTCGATGGCCGCACCAGCGATAAGAAGTTGATTGCCTTGATCGGCGAGAAAGTCGAGGGAGATGATGGGGTGGACTAAGCGTCAGTTTGTAGAGCAAGCGTTCGACGAGATCGGCCTCGCAGGCTACGTCTTCGACCTTCAACCCGAGCAGCTCCAGTCGGCGCTTCGTCGTCTCGATACGATGATGGCCACCTGGAACGCACAAGGGATTCGCCTTGCCTACCCGCTTCCATCAAACCCCCAGGACTCAGACCTCGATCAGGAGACTGATGTACCTGATTCAGCGTATGAGGCGATATACACCAACCTCGCCATCCGAATTGCGCCGAGCTTTGGTAAGCAAGTGGCGATTGAGGTGAAATCCACCGCCAAGCAGGCTTACAACGTCCTTCTCCAGAGAGCGACCTACCCCATCGATATGCAGCTCCCCAGGACTATGCCTGCTGGTGCTGGCCAGAAGCCTTGGAGAATCGACGATCCTTTCCTTCCACCCCCGCAGAGTCCTGTTCAGACTGGCGCAGAGGGCTACCTCGAGCCTGTGAACGTCTCAAACAACACCTATTACTGAGGACACCATGCCTACCATCAATCAGCTTCCACTTCTTGCACAGGTCTCGCCTGGTGACCAGTTCGCGGTCTACACGCCGAACAACGGTGATGCGCGGAGACTGCCTGTCAGCTCACTGCTGACCTTCTTCCAGCAGAACTTTGCATCGCCAACGATGGCGGTGAACCTTTACGTTCCGACCAGCCCTTTTGTGATTAACTTACCGACTCCCGTTGCAGAGCAGCAATGGGCGTTGTTGCAACCAGCCGGGCCGCTTGCAGCTGGAACGATCAATCTCCCAGTTAACACGCTCACACCAGACGGCACGGAAATTCTTATCAGCACCACGCAAACGATCACATCGTTGACGATTGGTCTGAATGGAGCTGTGGCGCTTTATGGTTCGATTCTGAGCCTAGCTGGTGGTTCGGCGGTTCGCGTTCGGTACTACGAAGCGACGAACTCTTGGTATCAGATCAATGCTGAGACCACTTACGCAGCTGGCGTTCAAGCCTGGCTTGCAAGCCCAACGAGCGCCAATCTTCGTGCGGCAATGACCGACGAGACAGGCACAGGACTGTTGGTTTTTAACGACACTCCAACGCTTGTCACCCCGATCCTTGGCACCCCGACTTCTGGAACGCTGACGAACTGCACGGGTTTGCCGCTAACGACTGGCGTTACAGGAACGCTCCCAGTGGCCAACGGTGGAACAGGAATCACCAGTCTTGGTGCTGGCGTGGCCACATTCCTTGGCACTCCATCATCTGCCAACCTGGCCGCAGCCGTTACCGACGAGACTGGATCTGGTGCGCTGGTCTTTGCCAATACGCCAACCCTGGTCACTCCCGTGATCGGAGCTGCAACTGGTACAAGTCTCTCGACCTCTGGAAGCCAGCTCATCACAGGCACTGGAAAGCAGGGCTACAACACAGGCTCTGGTGGCACGGTCACACAGCTAACCGACAAGTCCACGGGTGTCACCCTTGATAAAACTAACGGCTCGATCACGATGAACGCGGCAAACCTTGGCGCTGACACGACTGTATCGTTTACCCTGACCAATAGCACAATAGAAGCTGGAGACATTTTGGTGATGAACCACATCTCTGGCGGTACTGCTGGTTCGTACACCCTGAACGCTCAATCGGCTGCTGGATCGGCCTCAATCAATGTCCGAAACGTGACTGCTGGTGCGCTGGCCGAAGCGATTGTGATCCGTTTTGCGGTCATCAAAGCGGTATCTGCCTAATGGCCAAGCAGCCGCTCAAAGACCCAAAAGGTGGGCTGACGGCGGCTGGCCGAGCGCACTTCAAAAGGACTGAAGGCGCAAACCTCAAGCCAGGCGTTAAAGGCGCAGCCAACACGCCAGAGAAGATGAAAAGGAAAGGATCTTTCCTTACTCGCTTCTATACCAACCCGGCTGGGCCACTCAAAAAACCCAACGGTGAGCCGACAAGGCTTGCCCTTGCAGCTCGAGCATGGGGTGAGCCTGCACCTGGTACGCCAGCTGCCGCAGCCAGGCTTGCCGCAAAAGGTCGGGCGCTTCTCAAGCGTTATGAGGCGACGAAGAAATAATGCAGATCCCCATTCTTAACGGCGTTTTTACCGACACGGCACCAGATTTTCGCCAATCCTACCCGGTGAACATGGTCCCTGTGTCTCTTAAAAGCGGCATCTCGAACGGCTACCTTCGGCCTGGTGACGGTGTGGTGCAGTTCGCCACAGGCCCAGGCGTTGACCGCGGTGGGATCGAGTGGCAAGGAATCTGCTATCGAGTGATGGGAAGCAAGCTGGTGACCGTTTCCTCGGCTGGGGTGGTGACTATCCTTGGTGATGTTGGCGGTCCAACAGATGATCTAGTCTCGATGGACTATTCATTTGACCGCCTTGCAGTCGCATCTGGTGGCCGACTTTACTATTATTCTCCGACTCTTGGCCTGATTCAGGTCACCGACCCTGATCTTGGATTGGTCCTCGATGTCGTCTGGGTCGATGGTTACTTTATGACGACCGATGGCGAGTTTCTGGTGGTCACCGAGCTGACAGACCCGACTCAGGTCAACCCCCTCAAGTACGGAAGCTCAGAAGTTGATCCTGATCCTGTGGTGGCCCTGATTAAACTCAGGAACGAAGTCTATGCGATCAATGCCAACACAATAGAAGTGTTCGACAACGTGGGCGGTGACTTCTTCCCGTTTAATCGAGTCGATGGAGCGCAGGTCCAAAAGGGCGCTGTTGGGACTCATGCCTGCTGTGAGTTCATGCAGAGAATCGCCTTTGTAGGCGGTGGCCGCGGTGAGGCTCCCAGCGTTTACCTAGCCGCGAATGCAACGACAGAGAAGATTGCCACCAGGGAGATTGACCAGATCCTCGAGGGTTACTCCGAGGCAACTCTGTCTCAGATTCTGCTCGAGCAGAGGGTCGAAAAAGACCACACCTTTTTGTATATACACCTTCCCGACAGAACGCTGGTCTTTGATGGAACGACCAGCGCTGCGCTGGGCCAACTAGTTTGGTTTGTGTTGACAACTTCTCTTGCTGGATTTGAGCAGTATCGTGCTAGAAACTTTATCTATTGCTATGACAAATGGATTCTTGGCGACCCTCAATCATCCAACCTTGGCATAGTTTCGGAGGACATCTCGAGCCATTGGGGCCAGATTGTTCGATGGGAATTCGGGACGATCATTGTGTACAACGAGAGCCTGGGAGCAGTCTTCCACCAGATGGAGCTGGTGAGCCTGACAGGAAGCGTCGCCCTCGGCCTGGACCCGGTGATCTCGACCTCATACTCAATCGACGGTAAGAGCTACTCTCAGGACCGATTCATCAAGGTCGGCACGACAGGAAGCCCCGCCAAGCGTCTTGTCTGGTTCCAGCAAGGATTCATGCGGAACTGGCGCATCCAGCGATTTAGAGGCACAAGCGATGCCCACATCTCGGTTGCACGATTAGAGGCTCAAATCGAGCCAATGGCGGCATGACATGGCCATCATTCCCCCGTTAAAGCTAACCCGAGACCAGTTAGCTTCTTTCCTCCAAGACTTTGAGCAGATCAAGCAGTTTGAAAATCTGTTTGCCACCGTCCAGACCCTGGCCCCAATCGTCGGGACAGACTTTGAGTTCCAAGCAGACTCGGCAGCGGCCAGCGCCAACGAAGCCCTCGCACAGATTGCGGCACTGCAAAGAATAGTTCAGCTTCTCGCGTCTGCTCCATCCATCGAGAACAATAATTCTGTTGTCACGGATTACATCGATCTCAACCAGGCCGCGCCTCATGTTGAGCGAATCCGAAGGCTTGCCTGGGATAACGCAGAGCAGACCGCGCAGCTAGGCATGGATTATGGGGTGATCCAGAGGATTGGCCTTGATTATTACGCGAGAGTGGAGAACGCCACAGGCTCGACGATCAATAAGGGTGAAGTTGTTGGATTCGTCGGTGTCAGCGCCAACAACGTGATTTCTGTTGCGCCTTATCTTGCTGACGGTTCAAGCCCATCGCTCTACATTCTGGGAATCATGGCCCATGATCTTCCGAACGCTGGACAGATTGGCTATGCCCAGGTCTGGGGCCATATTGAGGGAATCGACACAAGCGCCTTCTCAATCGGAGACGTTCTTTATGCAAGCCCGACGGTGGCTGGAGGTCTGACCAACGTCAAGCCTACCGCCCCAGACAACGTGATCCCGGTGGCCGCTGTTCTTGAGAGCAATGCCACCACAGGCGAGATTTTCGTTCGACCGACCATCCAGCAACAGCAATACTATGGCGAGTTCACCAAGACTGGTGCGTCAACTTCCCCAACGGGAGCCAACACTTCCAACGTCATCACCTGGGACAACACCGAGATTGCCAATGGCATCAGCATTGTTTCAAGTTCCCAACTGACGGTGGTTGAGTCTGGTCTTTATCAGTTTGACGTAACACTTCAGCTTCAAAGCGGCAGCTCAAGCGCAAAAAACATTCTTTTCTGGTTCAAAAAGAACGGAACAAACATTGCCAACACGACAAGAGCAATCACGCTTGACATCAATAATGGATATTCACCGATTTCGCTCTCAGAGTTTTTCAGTCTCGATGCAGGCGATTACATCGAACTATGGTGGCAGGCCGATAGCACGAACGTCTCGCTTGTGACCATTGCAGCTGGTGGAGTCGCTCCAAATGACTACCCAGCAGCCCCCGCTGGCATTGTCGCAGTCAATCAAATTCAACTGTAGGAGTAATCATGGCCGTCTCAGTCAAAGTCCTCATTCCAGCCAAGCAGGCTGAAAACGCCCAGACCACGCAATATACCGCGGTCAACGCAAAGGCGATCATTGACAAGTTCACTGTGACCAACACCAGCGCTGGAAACGTAACCATTTCGGTCAATCTTGTGACCTCTGGCGGCGTACCTGGCGTTGACAATCTGATCGTCGATGCTCGGTCGATTGCCCCAGACGAGACTTACACTTGCCCCGAGCTGGTGGGCCAGGCGCTCGAGCCGGGTGGATTTATCTCCACCATCGCAAGCGCAGCAACATCTCTTACGATTCGCGCATCAGGGCGCGAGATCACGGGTTGACGAAATGAACCGTTGTGAGACAATTATTCTGTCGAGCCTCAAGAGCCGCCGACAGCTCAACTCACTCGGAGAAGTGAAATTGACAGTCGGGATTACGGGTCAGCATTTGCGTGAGGTTTATTCAGACTCCTACATCGCAAGCATCGCGGCAGATGGCCGTGAGCTTCGACCTGTCGTTCACCCCCTCGCCACCTATTTGTCAGCATGGATTGACAATAGATTCGTTGGCGCTTTCCTGGCAATTCGGTTTTCCGAGCATGAGATTGAGTGGCACTCGCTACTGTTTAAGTCTGCTTTGAAGCACTCCAGGAAGCTCGGGGATATGTTCTTAACCTGGGCATTCCAGCAAGGCGTAATGCGGGTGACGGCGCACATTTATGAGTATCTCAAGAAAGCAAAGAACTACGGTCACAAGCTTGGGATGAAAGAAGAAGGTTTTCGTCGATGCGCTGCCGTAAAAGACGGTGAGGCGGTCGGAGTTTATATGCTTGGCATTACTCGCCAAGAATGGAGATTGACATGAGTTTCGTCGGAGATTTTATTGGTGATGTCGTCGGTGGGATCACCGGGGCTAAACAGGCAGGTCAAGCGGCAGAACGGGCTGGACAACTCCAGGCCCAGGCTGCCGAAGCAGGCATTGCAGAACAGCGTCGCCAGTTTGACAAGCTGATTGAGCTGATGTCGCCTTTTGTAACGGCTGGCGTAGGTGAGCCTGGAGTTACTGGCGCATTACAAGCACAGCAAGAATTGCTAGGACTGAGAGGTACTGCGGCGCAACAAAGAGCCATTAGTGGCCTTGAAACAAGCCCAGTTTTGCAAGCGCTGACAAGGCAAGGCGAAGAAGCATTGCTTCAGAGAGCATCGGCCACTGGCGGTCTTCGCGGTGGGAATGTGCAGGCCGCACTCGCTCAGTTTCGACCGCAACTTCTTTCCGACATCATTCAACAGCAATTTACAAATCTTGGTGGTCTAACAAAGATTAGCCAGGCATCTGCCGCTGGGCAGGCCGCGGCAGGCATGGAGTCTGCTGGAGCAATTGGTGATCTTCTTGGTCAAGCTGGCGCTGCAAGGGCTGGTGGAATTATTGCCAGAGGCTCCGTACCCAGACAAGCTTTTGGTGATCTGTTGGCCATTGGTAAAACAGCCGCTGGATTCTTTTAAGGACTCAACATGGTTCAGCCTATCAATTATTTAGGAATGATGCCCAGGGTAGACATCCCAGGTGCAATCGAGGGTTTTGGTGAAGCATTACAAGCGCGTCAACAGCGAAAAGCAGCCGAAGAACTGAAGGTTCAATATTCAACCGACCTTCAGCAAGTATTACAAAACCCCTCGATGAGAGCATTCAACGAGTTTGCTTTGAAGTATCCGAGTCAGCGAGAAGTCATCAAAGACGTTGCTGGCCGATTCAGCCAAGAGCAGCTCGACTCAGAGTTCGATGTTGGCGCACAGATTGCCGTGTCCCTTGAAAATCAAAACCCTGATGTTGCTTTGAATGTTGTTGAAAAGACCATCCAAGCTCGGAAGACAGCTGGTCTACCGACGACGACTTACGATCAGATTCAGCAGATTCTTTCAAACACCGAAGATCCAGATCGAGTCAACAAGGCAAAGGCCATCACCAACTTTTCGCTGACGCTTCTCAATCCAGAAAAGTTCGGCAAGGTGGTTCAGACTCTTGAGGCGCAAGAGCTGCGCCCAGGGAGAGTTGAAGAGCAAACCGCCAAGGCAAAAAAAGCGGCGGTCGATGCAAACTTTGCAGAATCTCAGGCCGTAGCGGATCTTGGGTTAAAAAAAGCCCAGATCGAAAACTATGCGGTAGACGCAGAGGTTGCAAGAGCAAACCTCAAAATCAATGCGCTTAATGCCCAGCTGAAGCAAGAAGAGAATCTTTTGAAGCGTCGTGAGCTTGAGCAGAAACTTGCAGACGCTCAAGTTGAGCGCGATGACAAGCTCCGCAAGAAGGTCTCAGATGCCAACAACGCATTTGCCAACTTTGACAACTTCTTGAACACTGCTGACCGCGCACTGGCCGGGTGGGGAAAAGACAAGTCTGGAAAGATCGACATCACAAAGCCCAAGGGTTATGTCGAGTCTGCCACAGGCCCGATCTCGACTCGCCTGCCAACGCTGTCTCAGGACACAGCAGATTTTGAAGAGTTAATTGAATCTCTCAAATCGCAAGCTTTCCTTACTCAGGTCGAAAAGATGAAAGGACTGGGCGCTTTGTCAGAAAAAGAAGGGGCTGCACTTCAAGCCGCCCTTACAAATTTAAGTCTTCGTCAGAGTCCAGAGCAGCTTGGCAAAAACCTTATGGAAGCTCAAAGGTTGATTTTGAAGGGTCGAGACGAAGCCGCCCGGAAATACGGTGTTGGTGCAGCTCCAGATCGGCCTGCTGGACCTGGTGGTGCAGCTCCAGCACAGGCTCCTGGCGTACCGAGTGCAATGGGTACAGCGACAGACCGGGCAGTTGCTCCTACCGCTGCGCCTGCTGCCATGCCCTCTGGCTTCCGGGTCTTGGGTAGAGAATAATGGCCGTTTACCGAGTCCAAGCGCCTGACGGTTCGATCCTCAGAATTGAGGGTCCAGACAACGCGACTGATGAGCAGATCACGCAGGCCGCGGAGGTTGCATTCGCTCAGATGGCCGCTCCCGCTGCGCCACCCGCTCCAACCCCGGTCGATCCTCGCACCATGCCCGGCGCAACTGCTGAATCTGTTGCGGCAGCGCAACGAGAAGCGCTGATCTCCCAGATTCCAGGCGTTGACGGCCAGCCTGTACCGCCTCAACCAGTCTATGTGGAACCCACCACAGGAGAGCGCATTGTAGGCGCTGGAGAGGCCGCCCTGACCACCCTCACGGGCGCAACGGGTGGAACCATTGGTCTGATCGGTGGGACCCTCGAGGGGCTTGCACAATCGATTCTGAGCGGTGAATTTGGCACGGACCAGGCTAGGCAGCTGGTCGAGCGCAAGGCGATGGAAAGGGCTGGGCAGCTAACCTTTGCCCCGCGGACGCAAGCTGGCCAGGAAGCTGTCGAGTTTGTCGGTGGAGTTGCCGAGCAACTTCCACCGTTTGTCCCTGTCATTGGGCAGGCTGGAACTATTGCACAGAGTACAAGAGCCGCAGCGGTCCCAGCAGAGGCCGCGGTAAGGCGTGGAGTCCAGGTGGCTAGAGAAGCCCCGGCAATGGTGCGTGAGGCCGTCTCCGAAGTCCCGAGCTTGGTTCGCCCTGGTCGAGTGGCCGCTGGTGCGGCTGCGACTCCAGACGAGCTTCGCCGGGTGGCTGTGGCCGAGCAACTGGGCTTTACTGGCCCCGCTGGTCTGACTGCTGGCCAGAGAACTCGGAACTTCTCGCAGCTCCAGTTCGAGAAAGAGACCGCCAAGCTTGGTGAGACTGGCGCACCGCTTCGTGAGCGTGTGGCCAACCAGACCGCAAACCTCATTCAGCAATTCGATGCGATGGTTGACCGAACCGAGCCGATGCTGGTCGAGCCTCGAGACATTGGCAAGGCCGTCAGCAAGGCGGTGGTCACCAAGGCCGAAGTGGCGAGGAAACGGGTCAAGGCAGCTTATGACAAGGCAGCGCAAGAAGGCGCAATGCTCGAGCCTGTGACGCTCGACAACCTCGCAACCGCTGCGACCGACATTCAGCGATTCGAGGGTGTGGCCGGGAACGTCGCCCCGATTCGTCGAGAGGCCGTTCGCCTTGGAATCCTGGCAGAAGATGCAGATGGAAACCTGGTCCCGCAGGCAAAACCCATTGCAGATGTCGAGCTGTTTCGGCAGTTTGTGAATGAGGCTACCGACTGGACCGACAAGCGCCAGGCGCTGATGGCAAAGAGGATCACTTCTGCTGTGGACGCGGGGACAGAGGGCAAAGGCGGGGATGCTTACAAAGCAGCTCGGAAGCTTCGAGAAAACTTCGCCAATGAGTTTGAAAACGTCGGCCTGACGCAAAAGCTTCTGTCCACCAAGCGCGGCACGAACGAGAGAGCCATTGCATTTGATGAGGTCTTTGACAAGGTGGTCATCAATGCCCCACTTGAGGAAATGAACAAGGTCAGAACGACCTTGATTACCGCTGGCCCAGAAGGCAAACAAGCTTGGAACGAGATGAAGGCTGGAGCGATTCGATATATCAAAGACCGATCACTCTCGACTGCACAGCGCGATGAGATGGGCAACCCGCTGTTGTCGCCCGATAAGCTGAACTCGACGATTCGGACCCTGGACCGTGAAGGCAAGCTCGATTCATTGTTTGGTAAGAAACAAGCGCAACAATTGCGTGATCTTGGCGAGTTATCGATTGACATCTACACAGCCCCGCCAGGCGCGGTCAACTTCTCGAACACCGCAAGCGCATTACAAATGGGCTTGGACATGATCGTCACAGGCACCGTGACGGGTATCCCGGCCCCAGCTGCGACCGCATTGAGAGAAGCATCGAAATACGTCAAAAACCGTGAGACCAAGGCTAGAATTCGTAAAGCGTTGGAACCGATTAAGGAAGAAAAATGAGCGCACTATCAGTTGAAGTCCCATTTCCAGTCTTTTACGACAGGTCTGGTGAGCCTCTAGAGAATGGCTATGTCTGGATTGGACAGGCCAACCTTAATCCTCAGACCAACCCGATCCAGGTCTACTTTGACAAGAATCTGACTCAGCCAGCTGCACAGCCTCTGAGGACGCTGGCCGGGTACATTGCAAACGCTGGAACGCCTGCACAGATTTATGTCGATGCCGCAAATTACTCGATTCTGGTTCAGGACAAAAACGGCACGATGGTCTACAACTTTCCAGATGGAACTGGTGTTGATGCCAATTTAAACGCTTGTGCTGTTGAATACGACCCACCATTTACGAATGCTGTTCAAACAACGGTGTGCGAAAAGCTTGCAGACACTGTTAGCGTTAAAGACTTCGGTGCTGTGGGCGATGGAGTAACGGATGACACTGCTGCAATTCAAGCGGCTGTTGACAGCATCGACGGAGCTACATCGCGTGTTTTGTATTTCCCAGCTGGAAATTATCGACTCACAAACACGGTCGAAACAAAATCCACATTGACTGGCGGTGCTGTATTTTTCGGCGAGGGTGGCTTTTCAGGAAATGGATCGTCAATTTTTGTAGACTTCGACGGTGTTGGGTTCCTAAACATTTCGGCATCGGTCCAATTCAAAAATTTGTCTTTCCAAGGTATTCGTGGAGGAAGTTCTGTCGGCCTAAGAAACGCCAAGACAGGCAACACCGACGACATGGACACCTGGGTGACAGAGTGTACGTTTAACAATTTCAACACCTGTATTCAGCACGTTGGTCGCGGCCTGCTATGCACCGACAACACATTTGCCGTGTCTGATTTGGCTATAGATATTTCATGGCCAACGGGTGGAACAGAAGGTGGTGGCGTTCAGGCATTACCCTATGGAATGCGGAAATGGATGATTGTTGGAAACTTTTTCCATTCTCTTGGAAACGCCATTGCGATTACTGGTGCGAATGCAGAATACTTTAGAGCGGCCACAATCGTTGGCAACATCATGGATATTGGGCGACAGTTTTTTAGTGGACCAATTTCGTTCTCTACTATTTCTGGCAACTCTATTCAAAACGCAAACTCAACACCCATTTCAATTTCACAAGTTTGTGAAAACGTAATCATTTCTGGCAATAGCATTGGCGGTTACGAAGGAACTGACACGGGGGTTTTTACACCAGCGGGTGCAATTAACTTTGCGGCTGGTACGGTAATTAAAAACGTATCGATCACAGGAAATGACTTTCAATACACTGATTCTTCAGCGGTTAGAGTTCAATCAGACATGGAGAGCTGCGTAATTTCTAGCAACTCCATTGACAATTATAATTTGGACGCTGGAATTGCTTATGGAATTTTTGTAACTGGAAATTTAACTAGGTGCGCCATTACAGGAAACGCATTTGGGACGAATCCTGGCAGCACCAGAGCAATTCGTGTGCAAGGGACTGCAACCTATTGCACCGTGACTGACAATACATGGGATGTGTCGCAGGGCAATCTTGCAAACATTGACACACTAGTTCAATCAATTGTTCAGGGAAGTGAGGTTTATCTACACTTAAACGACCTCGGCGTTCAAGACTCTGTAAACGCAGAGCTTCAAATTTCAAGCACAAAAAATGATAGTTCTTGGAATACCGCAACCGATAATTTCGGGGAATTGGCAGTTTATAGTGCAGACGTAAGTGGAAGCGGCGCTGGGAAACGCGCAACGCTAAGAGCCAAAACAAGCTCTGGCATTGGCTCAAATACATTCTGGCAATTTTCGGTAGCAAGCACGACTGTAAAAGACGTTGCAGTTCTCAATGTTACAAGTTCTGCGTTGTTGCCAGAGGTCGATGGCTCTTATGACTTGGGAAGCGGCTCCAATCGTTATCAGACAGTCTATGCGACCACTCCAGCAATCAACACATCAGATGAAAACGAAAAGCAAGACATCGGCAGGCTATCTGAAAGAGAGTTGAGAGTCGCAAAATCGCTCAAACAAATCATCAAAACATTCAGATTCAAAGATGCGGTGTCAACCAAAGGAAATGAGGCGCGATTACATTTTGGCGTTATTGCACAAGATGTTGAGTTTGCGTTTTTATCTGAAGGGCTTGATCCAACTCGATATGGCGTGTTTTGTAAAGACGAGTGGTATGAGCTTGATGGAAAAGTGGTTGAGGCCGACGAAAATGGCGAATATCCAGATGGGTCGGTAAAGCGAACCCGCCTGGGAGTTCGATACGAAGAACTGTTTGCTCTAGTGATTGCGGGGTTGTAATGATTACGCCTTCTTTTGGACTGGCAGCAACAGAGCGGGTCTTGCCAAGACTCTCGATTGATTTTACTGGCTCGGTCTTGGACCCAAGAATTACGCTTACTAGAGCTGGAACAACGGCAACTAGGGTCAATTCGACTGGAGTTATTGAGGGTGTTGCAGCTGATACACCTCGGTTTGATTTCAACCCAATCACGTTGGCCTGCCGTGGACTGCTTATCGAACAAACACAAGAAAACTTGTTGACCTATTCTGGAGACTTTTCAAATCCTGTTTGGCTAACATCTGGTGGCGCTACATCAGCAGTCACGATTACAAACCCAGATGCAACAACTGCTGGCGTTTTGTTTACAGAGGATGCGGCGCTTTCTTTCCACACCGTCAACAGATCAAGAAGCTTTACCTCTGGTGTGCTTTACACTTATTCGGTGTTTGTAAAAACAAACGGTCGGAATGTTATTGAAGTTGGAGCTGGGAATACAGGAGTTTGGGGTGGCCGAGTTCGATTCAATATTGCGCTTGGGACAATCCTGGCTTCTACGGGAAGTGGGACAATCACTCCGTATCCAAACGGATGGTATCGATGCACCGTGACTGGCACGGCTGGATCAACAGCATCGACCACGCTCAATGTCAGAGGGTTTGATTTGATTGCAAACAGCGCAACTTACACTGGCGATGGATTTTCGGGCTTTTATGTCTGGGGCGCTCAATTTGAACAAAACCCATTCCCAACGAGCTACATTCCGACCGATGCGGCAACGGCCACAAGAAACGCTGATCTTGCCACGATGACTGGGACTGATTTTAGCGACTGGTATAGCGCGGGTGCTGGTGGTCTTGTAGTTCGTGTACGGCCTTCCACCGTGGTTGGAACTCGACCAGCAATACAGTTTGACGACAATACTGCTAACGAAATTATTGCGCTCCAAGGGAATACAACAAATCCCGAGTTGAGCATTGTTGATGGTGGGTCGCCTCAAGCTCAAATTGATGCTGGGACGATTGCCGCAAATACGGCATACAACCTTGGTGGCGCATGGGACACAAACAATTGTGCGGCTGCTGTAAACGGTGGAGCTGCTGTTACGGACACCAGCGCAACGATTCCAACGGTGACACAGGCAAGACTAGGATCAGACGGTACGAACTATTTGAACGGGCATCTTCAAACTGTTCGGTATTGGCCACAAAGATTGACGAATGCCGAAGTCCAGGCGTTTTCCAAATAAAAGGAGCGACCCAAATGACCGCAACAGATCAAAGTTTCGAAGATTGGTACGCGACTGAGGGCTGGAAGTATGCAAAAAACAAGACGATTGCCAAACGTATATGGGACTCAATCAAATGACTTTTGTGGCCTATTTGGGAAATGTGGTTTCTGCATCAAGCCAATGGTGCAATGTCGTGTTTTTGCTTGGGCATCCGAATGAGAGCATCAGCGGTCGTTCGTATCGAGAGCCGTGGCCACTAGCCATGAAGATCATCAATGCATTACATTTCTGGCAGAACAATCATTGTCGTGGAGCCTACAACAAAGATTTAGAGTGGGCGAAAGACTACATCGAGAGGAAGAATCATGCTTAAGTCAGTCTCAAGCGTCATCAATGCGATTGGCGCGTTGAATTACAAAGGCACTTGGAATGCCGCGACGAACACGCCAACCCTGGCCTCAAGTGTCGGTGAAAAGGGTGATTACTACGTTGTCAGCACCGCTGGATCGACGAACCTAAACGGCCAGACGCTTTGGGGTGTTGGTGACTGGGCGGTGTTCAACGGTTCGGTTTGGCAGCGTGTAGAGGGTGGCGATACAGGCAACTTCACTAATATCCAGGCCGAGGCTTTTCAATTGAAGGCCGCTGGAATCATTACTGAATCCACCACAAGCAGAACTCTGGCAGCTGGCGACAACGGAAAGGTTATTTACTGCACCAACGGCGCAGCAGTCACCATTGACTGTGCAACGGGTCTTGGAGCTGGTTTCTCTTGCACGATTGTCCAGGCAGGGGCGGGGAAGGTCACCGTGGCAGCTGGTGGAGCGACGCTGAACTCTTACTCTGGTCTATTGAGTACGATGGGGCAATACGCGGTCATTTCTTTAATCAGTCCTGTGGCCGATGAATTCATCGCCGCGGGTAACCTGGGAGTCTAATCATGGCATCAGCATCACAATTTCCGTTTCAACCGCTAGGGCCGTCGCACCTTATCGTTGCCGACAATCCAGCGCCCAATCCAGTACAAATCAGCGTTGATGCTGGCTCGACTGGTTATGGTCAGTACCGAATCATCAACAACAGCACGGAGACCGTGTTTTTGGGTGTTGGAGCCAACGCGGCCCAGGCGACTGCTCGAGCTGCGGCCATCGCTGCCTTAACCCCGACGAAGACGATTGTCTTGGTTCCAGGCGCAGTCGAGATCCTTCGATTCAATGGCGACGCATTCTTTACTGCGTTCTCTTCGACTGGAGCAGCTGACATTTACATCACGCCTGGTCAGGGTCTATGAATGCAGCTCGACCAGGTTGTTTTCAATTGGGCTGTAGCGGTCGCTGGATTCCTTGGTGGGTGGGTTCTCAAGGTGATCTGGGACGCGATCACTGACCTCAAGAAGGATATTCGTGCAATGGATATTAAGATGCACGAAGACTTCGTGAGGCGTGATGACTTCAAGGACGCAATGAGTCACGTTCAGAAAGACATGGACGAGATTAAGGCCGATATGAAAGAGGGCTTTAGAACGGTCAACACGACGCTTGGTTTGATCTTCAAGAAGCTCGACCACAAAGAGGACAAAAATGTTTGATCCATTGAGCGTTGCCGCGATATTTGGCCCCTTGGCTGTTGAAGCAGGCAAGGCCGTCATCAATAAATATCTCGCGCCATCAGAGTTCAAGCCTGCGACGGTGGATCAATACGTCCAGATGCGAGAAGTCGATCTTCGGATGTTCCAGGCCATGAACGAGGCTGGAGGCTCGAACCCTTCTTATCCCTGGGTGGACGCAATCGTGCGCCTGATGCGCCCAACTGTTGCGGCCATAGTCCTTGGAACTTGGGCTTACAGTAAGCTTGCTGGCTTTCCTTCAGATGCCATTGACAACTTTGCCGCGGCCATCGGGTTCTATCTATTCGGTGATCGGACTCTCTTCTACGCCCGTAAGGGAATGCATAAATAATGGATTGGGGGCGGTATCCGAACTTTAAGGAGTCTGAGTTCGCTTGCAGGCATTGTGGCCAAGTCAAGATGGAACCAGACTTCATGCACCGCCTTCAGATACTTCGAGATCGGTTCAAGAAGCCTATGACGATCACCTCTGGCTACCGATGCCCACAGCACCCCATCGAGGCCACTAAGAGCGCTCCTGGGCCGCACAGCACGGGCATGGCAGCAGACATTGGAGTCCAAGGAGCTGATGCCCATAGAATCCTATCTATTGCGCTTGATATGAATTTCAAGGGGATTGGGGTTCAGCAGAAAGGTGACAAGAGATTTTTGCACCTTGATGATCTGACGGACGGAGCAAGGCCTACCATCTGGAGTTATTAGTTTTGCGGGGTTGGCCCATAGTCCAAAGATTCGGTCAATGCACACACATTCTCCTGCCGAATTTGGTCAACCCCGCACCCTTCTAATAACAGGTCACATCGACGACAACGTCAGCTGGCCGCTGGTTGACGAACCGCTTCCCGTAGATCACATAAGACCGAAGCCCTGCGCTACGGCATTCCGTGATTGCTTGGATGACTTGCTGCCTGCTCATTGCGTAGGACTCTTTCTCGACCATCAAGACAGACTCCCCAGAGCTGGTCATCGGCCCTGAACCAGGCAGAGACGAGCAACCCGCGGTGACGATACCGAGAGCGCAGAGCGCGACGTAGGCGAACATTTTCTTTCCTTCCATGATTACTTTCCTTTCGAGTTAAAAACCTGGGATGTCGTCATCAAAATCAACAGATTTGGAAGCCTGTGACGAATCAGACTTCCCCCCAAGAAGGACCAGACGGCCCACCACGACCTCTGTGGTGTATCGCTCTTGCCCATCCTTATCAGTCCACTTTCGCGTCCTGTTAGAGCCTTCTACGAAGACCTGAGAGCCTTTCTTCAAGTATTCCCCAGCTATCTCCGCGGCCTTGTTGAAGGCGCTGCACTTATGCCACTCGGTGAACTCTTTTCTCTCTCCGTTTTTGTTGGAGATAGTCGAGGTCGCCAAGTTGAAGTTGCAGACCGCGGTCCCATCGGGCATGGATCGCTTCTCAGGATCTGCGCCCAACCTCCCGATCAGAATGGTTTTATTGACTGAACTCATTTTCTTCCTTTATCTATGGTTGCTTTTCAATTGCCAAAACTCAAGGAGCTTGACGAACATCTGCCAGCCGCGGTCCAAGTCTTCTTGATCCCACTCAACAACGTGAGCAAGCCCTGGGTGACTGCGACTGACAAATACGTTGGCGCAACGTGCGATTGGGATTCCGAGTCCCATCCGATAGGCCGCAAGTTGCAATAGGTGTTCGTCGTAGCCAGAGACCTTATCTTCTGGCCCAAAATCTTTGGTCTTGATATCAACGACAAACCCCTCGACTCTGTAAGCGGCTGGAACGTGCAGATCACACTTCCCACCGAATCCAAGTTCATGGCAAAAAGACTTCTCTGAGATCCACTCCCAATCATTGAAGTGACTCGAGATGGCCGCGACAGCGCCTTCGACATAACCCTTAAATTCGGGGTCGTATGATTCGCCCTCAAAGTGCGATTGGATCGCGGCATGGATCTGAGTGCCGAAGTCAGCAGCCATTCTTCCCTGCTCTTTTGAGTCCTCAATGATTCGATTGACCCAATCGGACTCTGACTCGCCATCTTGTTTCGGTAAGGTCAGGGCAGACAATAGAACCTGATTCTGCTTCCAAATCTCCAGCCCAGGCTTTGCGGCCACCCCAAGAATCGTGGTGACAGAAGGGACAAGATTGAGCTTCCTAGCATCCCTCAACGTCGTCGGGCGGTCCTCACCCTTGGTCGACTTGACTGTGTAGGCAGGCTCACCCTCTCGCGTATACCAGTGTCCACTTTCCTTCGCGTGCTTGATTTCCATTTTCTTCCTTTCAGTGTTTACTTGCGAACTTCTATTATGCCTCTTTCCCACAATAGTTGCAAAGTGCGCTCAAATGCCCTGTCCCAGAGACCGAACCGGGTGCCTTTATCGAGGTCTTTGCCTTGGTCGATTTGGGAATGACAGGCATGGCACATGGCCGCGATTGCCCAGTCGTGGGCCTTGATTCCCTTTCCCTTCCCGTGGCGCAGCTGGTTGGAGTGGGCCGCGACCACGGTTCCATCCTCGATGCCGCAGACGGTGCAGGGAAGTTGCCTCACGGCCTCAAGCAGTTTCTTGTTGCGATAGTTCAAATTGCACCCCTTTCTCTGATCCGAATGCATAGGCCAGCTCAAGAAGGTCCGAGAACTCGCTCTTGGTCATTTTGCTGGTCGACAGACCAAGAACCACCCAGCCACCGTTGATGCCTGGCGCCATCCTCTGTTCGCGTTTGAGTCCCGCGGTCAGAATGTGCTTCCAGTCCTCTGGAGACAAGAACTGGCCGTGCCACTCGACTTGCTGAGATATATCGGTCAAGACTGCCCAAAGGTGGGCGTTTTGGTCCAGTGAGCGTCTTTTCTCGGCGATCCTGACCTCATACCCTTCTGGCGCTTCCGCAACGGCTCTGAGGGCGTTTTGTCGGGCCTGTTGGTGAGAGAGAATGAAGACCTTCATCGCATTGCCTTCATTATCCGAATGAGGTCTTGCATGGAGACTCCCTCAAGTTTTGCGTACTCGAGGATCTGGTCGATGACTTTTTTCCGCAGCTCACGGATCTCGGTCTCTGCCGCAACAAGATCATGGCGTAGTCTTGCGATCTCATATTCTTGTGGATTCACTTAATACCTCCCATGCTCGTCTAGCCACTTCTGGAACTTGTCCATTTCCAATGGCTTTAAGTCTGTCCACCCTAGCGGCCACCCCATGAGCCACTCTGTCCAAGGCGGGTTCAGAGGCCCACCAACCTGTGCCGCTAGGGGCGTCTCGTTGCGCTCGTATTCCGACGGACTTCCGTTGTCTTTGTACATCCTCTTGACTGGTGTAGGCCAGAGTCTCGGGTTGTTCACTTGATCCACCAGTCTGATCTGGATTGGCTGCCCATTCTCTCGACGATTCTTGCCCTGTTTGAGCAGACCGCTTGTCCCCCCCCCCCCGTGTCTGGAGTTCGCCACAATCCAGATGCGGTCACGCTGGTGCGGTGCGCCAACATCTGCCGCTCCCATAACAGCCCATTTACTGTCATACCCGAGGCAGGAAAGGTCTCCAAGGACTCGCCCGATTCCTCTATGAAGGAGCATTGGGCTGTTTTCCACAAATACGAATCTGGGTCGAACTTCGCTAACCACCCTTGCCATGTGATACCACATTGAACTAGACTCTCCGTCGAGTCCTGCGCCCCTTCCTGCGATACTGATGTCTTGGCATGGAAATCCGCCAGATACGACATCAACAATTCCTCGCCACGGTCTTCCGTCAAAGGTTTGAACATCATCCCAAATCGGGAAAGGCGGGAGAATTCCGTCATTTTGTCGGGCGCACAATACGCTTGCTGGGTAAGGCTCCCACTCGACTGCACAGACTGTTCGCCATCCAAGGAGGTGTCCCCCAAGTATTCCTCCACCAGCGCCTGCGAAAAGAGCCAACTCATTCATGCGGCCCTCATCACTTGATGCATGACGGCCTGCTTGAATGCTGGCCAAGATGCGAATTGATCGGGAGTCAGACCCAGCTCTCGGCCCTTGGCCTCGATGCCGCTGGCGGTCTCATGCCAAGGCTTTTCGTTTACGACTCCGGGGAGAATGACTTCGTGTTCGTCTTCCCAGCGTTCGCCTCTGAGCCAGGTCGATGCGTGAGGTATGAACTGCCCACCGCCTCGCATCCATTGATCAGTCTTGCAGG